AGTATCGTGAAGATATTCGTGATCATATGGTTATTTTTTACGCTATGCTTGATAAGGCTATCAATGATGTAATGATTGAAAATGTTCAAGTCTCTTTGGAAACCACTAAGAACTATATAGATACATTCTATAATTGGGATCGAAGAACAGAAGAGTGGGAAAATTTCTTTACTAACATTCTACGAGAAAAGAAGCTTCTATAATGAGTGTCAATAAACTTGCTGATAAGTTAATCGCCCAAAAATTTTGGGGCGACGAACCAATTTATAAAGGTATTATTTCAGATAAAGCCGACACCAAATTAGCCAAGATGTTGAACTGGTATAACGTCATGGCCGATGACAAAGACAGAGACAAATGGCTTACTGATTATATGAAAAAGAAGGGTTATAGTAAAACTGATATTTCAAATATCGTTAATCTAAATCCATTGGGTAATGTTGCTAAAAATGGTGCGGCTGTTCTTTCAAGAATAGAATCTAATGGCACTATTTTTGCCGGAGAATTAGAAGGACGCGTTAAAGAGCGCATTGGAAGAGCTTTATCTTACAGCCAGCGAGAAGTAAAAGAAAATACTTCAAGTGTTAAAGTAGTCTCCATTCAGGATAGAATTAAAGCCCTTGCTGAACCTCATATAATTCATATTGATGATGAGATACATTCTTGGTATCATGAACGTAAAACAAAGATTGATTTTTCTTTGTATACTTATCTTCAACGTAATCAGCTTAACTCGCAGATTTGCAATCATATCAGAATATTAGTTTCTAAGATTCATGCTGAACATGCCGAAATGGTAGAAGGTAAAGATGAACAGCTAAATGAAGCCTATGCTTATCTTTCTAATGCTTCAAAGAAAGCTATCATGAAACAGTTGACTTCATGTATGGACGATATTGAACGATTTGTAGGTAATACGAAAGTATCTAAACCTCGTAAACCTCGTAAAAAGAAAGAAGTTACTGCTAGTAAGTTGATAAATAAGCTAAAGTACCAGAAGGAATTTACTAAGCTTAAGATTAAATCGATTTCTCCTGAATCGATCGTATCAGCCCAACAACTTTGGGTATACAATACGAAATACGGTCATTTGACTATGCTTAATGCTATAGATCATAAAGGTCTTAGTGTTAAAGGAACGACCATCGTTGATTATGACCAAACTTCTAGTCTTAAGAAGAAGCTTAGGAAACCAGAAGACGTTATTCAAAAGGTTTTAACTGGAGGAAAATTAGTTCTAAAGAAACTCATGATTGAGTTAACAACTAAGCCCATTGAAGTAAACGGTCGAATTAATGATGATTGTATTCTATTAAAAGCAATAAAATAAAAAGAGGCCTTCTATGCTAGAAAGCGTACCTCAAAAATTAGCTGAAAACGTAATAGTTTTCCCTCACCCAAAACGATTTGGCCCTGCTGCAACTGTAGAAGAACTAAAAGAATTGATCGTAGCAAATAAGACAGAAGTTATAGAGTGTTTTACGGAAGAACTTACCAAAGAGATTTTTAGAATAACTTCAGATCATGGCTACAATATAGATAACACAAAGGACATTGCCTATATACTTATTTCTTTAAAAGCGATACTATTACGACATGAGAACATCTATCATCCTATTCAAACGTTCATAGATGAAACTGTAAATTCTGATTATATACAACCTATTGAAGACTAATTTCGGAGTATAAAATGATTATCCTTGACTTAAATCAAGTCATGATTGCAAATATTATGGCCATGTATGGCAAACATATTGGAAAGACACCAATTGAATTGGATCTATTCAGATCTATGGTGTTGAATACAATTCGCTCTCTAAATAAAAAGTTTAAATCTGATTTTGGTCAACTAGTTATCGCTGCAGATGGTAAGCGTAGTTGGCGTAAAGATGTATTTCCTTATTACAAAGCCAATCGAAAAAAGAATCGCGAAGAGTCTGAAATCGATTGGTCTTTGATCTTTAATTGTCTAAACACTATTCGCGAAGAAATCATAGATAACTTCCCATATCCTGTAATCCATCTTGATGGTGCAGAAGCTGATGACGTCATTGGTGTACTAGTACAAGAATATTCTAAACGAGATTCATCTCAAAAAGAACATATCTTGATTCTATCTGGCGATAAAGACTTCATTCAGTTACACTCATACAATAGTGCAGTTACAGTGAAACAATTCGATCCTATAAATAAGAAATATGTTTCAGCAGATGATCCTCAGAGGTTCATGAAAGAACACATTATCAAAGGTGACGTTGGTGATGGTATTCCAAACTTCTTGTCTCAAGACAATAGTTTTGTGGATAACATTAGACAAAAACCGATTCTTAAAAAGAATCTTTCTGAGTGGATTTCATATTCCACTCCACAAGAATTCTGTAATGAAGAACTACTGCGTAACTATAAACGAAATGAATGTCTAATTGATCTTCGTTTTACACCAACACACATCCGCGAAGCTATCATGACTCAGTTTGAACAGCAGACTGGCAAGAATAGGTCTAAGATCATGAACTACATGATTAAGAATCGATTGAAGGTGTTGATGGAATCCATTAATGATTTTTAGGATTAAAAATGTATAAATCACTTTATGAAGAATTGTCTATAATTTCAGAACTCAAAACTACAAAAGAAAAAATAGAAGCTATCTTAATGCATCGTCGTCGAGATGCATTTAAGGCTTTATTTGGTCTAGCCTATGACCAAAACATTAAATGGTTGTTACCAGAAGGTGAACCTCCATTTAAACCTACAGAAGCCGTAGATGTAGAAAGTCGTTTGCTAAATGAAATTCGTAGAATGTATCTGTTTGTAGAAGGTGGCAATCCAAATTTGACTAAGTCACGCCGTGAATTTTTATTCATTCAGTTACTTGAATCAAT